GCCGAGCGTGAGGCGTGTGCGAAGGTGGCCGAGAAGATGCTGCGGTTTTACACGCAGGCCGTGACCGGAGTGCCAGATGCCATCCGCGCAAGGGGGGAGAAATGAAGGGCACCAAAACCTTTCGCACTGATGTCAATGTTATACATGTTGTCCCACTCAACGATCTGCGCGAGCACGAGGCCAGCACTACCTGCTGGTGCAAGCCGATCGAGGACGACGAGTGGCCTGATATCTGGGTGCATCACTCAATGGACAAGCGAGAAGAATACGAAGAAGGAAGGGATCTGACATGACCGAGCTACAGCAAGCCGCTCAGCAAGCGCTAAAGATTTTGGACAGCGAGTTCACCACGCTTGACGGAGAGTTTTGCCGCTGGTGCGATGGCCGTCTGAACGCAAAACACAACTGCGCTTTGGAGCAGACCATCACCGCCCTCCGCGCCGCGCTGGCAACCCAATCCACCCACAGCGCCGACTGCTACAAGTGGCATCACGAGTGCGCGATCGCCGAAGTGGAAAGCCTGCGCGAAGAACTCGCAGAGGCCTACACGGAGATGCGCAAGATGACAGAACAGGTGGAGTCTGCCGAGCCGGTAGCGTGGGTGTATGTCAACTCAGATGGGGAGTGCGAACAGATCGAATACGAAACCCCGCCAGACGATCCAAGCGTCACGCCTCTTTACCTGCACCCTAAGACCCTCACCGACGAGGATATCTCCGTCCTCTGGTACCAATCCGGCGAGCAGCCGTTCAAGTTCGCCAGGATGCTGCTGAAATGACGCCATTGATTAGGGAGTTCGCAAAGATCACCAAAGATGCCGAAAATTGGACATGGTTTGACTGCGGAAATATTCCTGAACTGCTGGAGGCTAGAGTAGATGACGAACTATTCGCTATGCCATATCCGCGCACTGCATTTGTTGGCGTGGATACGGATGGCAGCAAGTTCTGTGTCGCACTAATTGCTGGCGACAATCATGTATCTGTCGCTGGCAGATACGACACCGGCAAGTTCCCAGCAAATATTGAGCCGTTCTCCTACATCAACACAGACGAAGGACTGCGGATCTATGGCGGTGAAGGCAGGCAGCCGCCACCTCGTGAGCATTATTTGCCTGTGATCGCCCTCATCACCCGGTTTGTGCAGAGCTTGGATACCACTCAGACCGCATACCTGCCGACTCCCAAGAAGTCTTTTCTGAACGCTGCTCGTGCGTCAAAAGGGAAGCCTCCGGTACTGTTCGACTGGCACACTGTCGAGATCGTCCCCAAGCAGGCCAAGAACGCGCCGCAAGGTGGCACCCATGCCAGTCCCAGGCTGCATGATCGCCGAGGCCACTGGCGAACTTGTAAGACCGGAAAGAAGGTCTGGGTCAAAGCCTGCAAGGTCGGTGATGCCAGCAAGGGAGTTGTTTTTAAGGACTACAAAGTTGTCACGGAGACTGTTCATTGAGATCCAACATCGAGGCCATGAAGAAGGATCTGCTGGCAGCGCTGACTGCTGTGCGTGACCGGCTTGATCCTGACTTGGAGGATGAGTGGGCACAGATCGAGACGTTCTGCGCCATCGCCCTGCGCGTTATGGCAAAGACCAACCCATCAAAACTGAGAGACGCTGCAATGATCGAGGAAATCAAAGCACGACTAGACGGCAGGGAGGTTCTGGAGTGAATGACCGTATCCTGCGCCTGTTGAAGAAAAGGCCACACACCACAGACGAACTTGGCTGGGAGTTGCGTGTTGCACGCTCAACGCTCATGGTCGCGCTGACTCGCATGAAGGCCACGGGCATCGTCTGCATCGCAGATTACAAGTACACAGGTGCAACGCCTGCAAAACTCTGGGGCATTGGATCTGTTGACGCGCCTCGCCCTGCGACGCAAACTAGGGAACAACGCAATGCGCAACGCCGAGAGGCAAGGCGCAAAGAGCGCGAAAAATATCGTCCTTTTGTGCCGCCAGAACCAAAAAAATCAACGGCACGGCGGGACATTGCAGCGTCATGGTTTTGATGCTTGGCCCGCAAGCTCACCGTGCGTTAACGGAAGCAGTCGGAGGGGCTGCGTCTCCTTTGTCCTGATCCGACCGTCGAGCCTGGGGACGTTAAACCCAGGCCCACCAGACAAAGACTATGCTCAGAGATTATCAGCAACGCTCCATTGACCAGTTATATGACTGGATCGCCAACAACGCAGGCAACCCTTGCCTCGTCTTGCCAACAGGCTCAGGCAAAAGCCACATCATCGCCGCCTTGTGCAAGGATGCACTGCAAACCTGGCCTGAAACACGCATCCTGATGCTTACCCATCAGAAGGAGTTGATTGAACAGAACGCCGAGAAGATGCTGCACCATTGGCCGGATGCGCCTCTTGGCATCTACAGCGCCTCGGTCGGCATCAAGCAACTTGGCGAGCCAATCACCTTTGCAGGCATCCAGTCGGTTCGCAGCAAGGCCAGCGAACTCGGCCATGCAGACCTCATCATCATTGATGAGGCTCATACCGTGTCGCACAAGGATGAAGGCGGGTACAGGAAACTAATCGCAGACCTCAAGACAATCAATCCTGCACTGCGTGTTGTAGGTCTAACTGCCACACCTTTCAGGCTCGGTCACGGCCTGATCACTGACAGGCCAGCCATCTTTGATGCCTTGCTTGAGCCTGTCAGCATTGAGGAACTGGTATTCAAAGGCTATCTCGCAACGCTGCGCAGCAAAGTGACTGGCTTGCGTCTTGATACCAATGGCGTGCGCAAGCGAGGCGGCGAGTTCATTGAGTCAGAGCTGCAGGCGGCAGTTGATACGGACAAGAACAACCTGGCCGTTGTCGATGAGGTTGTGCGTATCGGCGCAGAAAGACGCTCTTGGCTGTTCTTCTGCGCAGGCGTCAAACACGCTGAGAATGTTGCCTTTATCCTGAACACCATTCACGGCATCCCAGCGGCATGCGTGACAGGAGAGACGCCAAAGAAGGAGCGAGAGCGCCTGCTGGACGACTTCAAGTCTGGCAAGATCCGTGCCCTGACCAACGCCAATGTGCTGACGACTGGATTTGATTACCCAGGCATCGACCTGATTGCGATGCTGCGTCCGACGCTATCGCCTGGCCTGTACGTCCAGATGGCCGGTAGAGGCATGCGAATTGCAGAAGGCAAGACAGACTGCTTGGTTCTTGACTTCGCTGGCGTTGTGGCCGCGCATGGCCCGATTACGGCAGTGCAGCCGCCCAAGAAGGCGGGAGACGGCAATGGCGAGGTGCCAATCAAGATCTGCGACAACTGCGACGAACTTTGCCATCTGTCAGTACGCGAGTGCCCTGCCTGCGGTCATGCGTTTCCTGAGCCTGAGCGCAAGAAACTCAAGCTCCACAACAACGACATCATGGGCCTGGAAGGCTCAGACCTTGATGTGACCAGTTGGAACTGGCGCAAACACATCAGCAAGGCCAGCGGCAAGGAGATGCTGGCAGTCACCTATTACGCAGCCCTGAGCGACCCGCCAGTAACCGAGTACCTGCCTATCATGCACGATGGTTATGCAGGGCAGAAGTCAGTGCAATTGCTTGCTAAGATGGCACACGATGCGTTTGGCATGATCGGGCCAGAGGTGGCAAACCTTGACGGACTGGATCAGATTGCCAAAGTGATGAACAGTGGCAATCCGCCACGCAAGATTACTTACAAGCAAGACGGTAAGTTTTGCCGAGTGATCAACAGGAGTTGGACTGCGTGACAGAAAAAATCCCGACCGAGCATGAAGAACAACGCGAGTTTGTGCGCTGGTTCCGTCAGACATTTTCAGATGTCAAGATTCTTGCCATCCCCAACGGATCATTTCGCACCAAGTCCACAGCAGTCAGGCTTAGGGCTGAAGGCGTGCTGGCCGGGATTCCTGATCTGTTCGTGCCTGAGTGGGCACTTTGGATTGAGATGAAGCGCACCAAAGGTGGACGCTTGAGCGAGGATCAAAAGACGACCATCAAGTACCTGCGAGGCTGCGGATACGGTTGTATCGTTGCTCTAGGTGCAGAAGATGGTCGCAATCAGATCATGAAGGCGATCAACGAGAAGCAACACCCTTCATCTTCTCGACTGAGCGAGAGACGGATAATCCCAACAACCCAGTGATGACAACCCACAATAAATCGCTATTAACATCGGGCGGCTCAGGCCATCCTTTGATGCGTGCCACCCAAGTCAAAACTGGTTGGATGATTGTGGCGTAGGCAAATCCCACTCCACCAATCCACATAAACAGCGGGCGACCGCCTGAGACAAATATAGACGGATGCGCTGCCTCTCGCGCATTGATCTCCAGTTGCGCGATGACTTGCTTCAACTCGCCATCAGCAGCCATGCGGATCATTTCCATCTCGGCCTGGCGCTTGGCCTCTGGATCAGGCACGAAGCGATCCAGGATGGTCTTGCCAACCTCAAGCACAGTGCCGATCAAGAGTGGGTTCATTTGGATTCCATCAGGTCGCAGATGCGCCGTGTCCAGCCTCTGCTGAAACTAGGCCAGTTCTTGAGTTCAGTCATGAACCGCAGGCGCTGAGACAGATACTTCATCTTCAGATCCTGCCAGTCAGCAGCGTTTGCGGCTGCGATGGTCTTTGGGCCGATGACACCATCCAAGCCAGCGTTGCAGGATCGCTGAAGCCACAAAGACGCCTGCTGCACGCCGCTGTTAACCGCTGCGTCAAAGACAATGTAGCGAATATCAGCAGGCAGATCGTCAGCGCGGATCGGATTCCAGTAGTCCTCTTTGTAGATCCGTTTTGCCAGATCCAGAGGCAGTTCC